TCCCCACGCCGCCGCCGCCGGTGCCGTCAACGCCATTGCCAGCGCCACCGCCGCCACCGCCGCCATAGCCGCCCGACGATGCAGCACCAGCGCCGCCATTGTCGGAATACCCACCAGCACCGCCGCCGCCATAACCGTTAGCGGCTGAGTAGCCCGCGCCGCCGTCCCCGCCGCCTGTCGAACTTACGCTTTTAGTGCCACCAGTACCTGACGAATTGCCCCCGCCAGCCGAATAGGTAGTACCAGAAATGACAATGGAGCTTTGTCCGCCATTGCCATCAATCGCTCCCGCCGCGCCCACGACAACCGTATACGAGTTACCTGCCGTGACGGCTACATTGTTTTTATAACCAAGCGCGCCGCCGCCGCCGCCCGACGTTGTTAAGCAACAGCCCGATTGTGCGCCACCGCCGCCGCCAACGTACACGACAGAAACGGACGTAACGCCCGTAGGACAAACCCAGGTGTAGGTTCCCGCCGTGGTATAGGATTGCTCGCCATAGCCCTGCACAGGCCACGTTTGAGCCTTGGTGTACTGAGCGTCCTGCTCAAGCGTCCACAATCCCGACGCAGAGCCGGTTTGAGAGACGCTAGAGGGAACAGAAGGCGGCGTTGCTGAAACAATCGCGCCCCTATAGCTTTTGCGCGACATTAAGAAATTTCCTCGTAGGAAACCGTGAACGTAATCTTATTGGCCGCGCCGCTCGTAACTGTGATCGACCGATCTTCCTCAAGATACAGCGAGGTCATTTTGTCCATGACAGTCAGCGAGGCATTAGCCGGAACGCTGATAGTGGACGCGATCGGATACGCCGTGCCGCCGCTAGGAGCCGAGCCTTGGGCAACATCGCCGTCGGTGTAATACGACACCGTGGCGTTCACCGCGTTGGTGCCGTCCACGTTCGCCGCCGTGATGTTGTTCACCCGCAGCACCTTGCCGCTGCTAGAAGTGTTGGCGAGAAGCACAACAGCGGAAGTGCCGCTAGGCGTGTAAGCGGTCGATTTACCGTAGATGGCGGTCGTGTTGACGATATTGGGAGCGGCCATTTTCTATTCCTTAAAGACCAAAGATAAGGGCGTAAACGATACCGCCCGATGGAATCGGAGAGGAAACCCAAGCGCCACCAGAAGCCATCAGGACGTTGCCATTAGCGCCAGTGCTGGTCAATCCAGTGCCGCCATTAGCCGCCGAGAGCGCGTCGGTAAGCGTCAGGGTGCTAATGGTGGCGGTATTACCGTAAGACAGCGCATCGCCGTCCACGGTCGCGGTCCCAAGGCCAGTGATCTTGTAATTGGCCATAGGGATGTTCGACGTAATCGTCGTCTGGCCATCTTTGGTAATGCAGGTGCTAAGGCCATTGGCGAGATCCGCCGTAAGCGCGTTAAACGCCGACGAGCTAATGATTGTGCCGCTAACGACAGGCTGCCCCGTCGTATTGATGTTAAACGTACCAGAACCGTTGAAGCTCATGTTAGTTTCCTATTGACCTAAGACGTTAGCAACTTGAACACCGGCCCTGCCAGCAGCGCCAAGCCCCGCAGCAGAGATTGCAAATTTAATTGCATTGTCTCTAACGTTTTTGTATTGCACAGCACTAGAAGCTGATCGAATTTCTTTAAGAAATTTATCATGCTGTTCCGGCGTAATTTTTCCGTCGCTTGCAAGTTGATTAAACAATTGTTCAGCTTCAGACAAAACTTGTTTGTCTGGGGCATTTTTTAGCTGAATAATTGTAGATTGATATTTTTGACGAGCAGCTTTAGCAGCAGATTCCGCTTTAGACGCTCTTGTATATTCTTGACCAAATTCCTTAGCTTGAACTCCGGCCATTTCAGCATCTTGAAGTTGCTGCAAATGTTGTTGCACGCGAGTTTTTAGTTCTGGAATTTCATTTACAATATCGCCCAATGGCGTGTTAGGGCCAACCTTTTGAGCAGCCCTTGAGTACTTAAGCGGACCTCTTGAAACCGGATCATACAATGCCGTTTCGACAAGATCGTTTGCAAATTTGCGAGCGGCATCAGGATCCATTGATTTGAACTGCGCGTAAGCATCAGCACCGCCGCTAACGATCGCTCTGTTAGCGCCAGCAGCCGTCACTTTATTGGCGTTGGTAACGCCTTCAGTTGCGGTAAGTTTTTTGCCAACGCCAATTCTAAACTTATCGACGTTTTCAAGAGCTGCTTTGTATGCAGCCCTTTGATCGGCGGTCAAATTGTTAGTGTACGCATCTTCTATGGACCTTAGCTTAGAATTTAGATCCCTAAACGTTTCTGCATTAACACCTTCAAACCCGGAAATTTCAGCCTTTCCGTAGGCCGCGTCGCCAAACCAGCGACGCAGATTTGTGACCGCCTCAAGTGGGGTTTTGAAGGTTCGATAGTAAAGTTCTGTGCCATCTTTCTGCTTAATGGCTTTGACGAGATAGCCAAGATCAGTAGCTTCTTTGGCTTGTTCAGCCGTAAGCGGCACAGTGCGGTTTTCAAGCGCATCTTTCACCATTTGATACGCGCGCGCTTGTCCCGAAGTCGGTCGCGGAGCCGCCGTTGGCGACGAGGCGGGATTGGGAGAAAGTGATTCCTGAACTTCAGACAAAACCCTTCTAGCCTGTGGCGTATCGTTGATGAACACGCCTTGCGATTCGTTGGTTTTCACAACGTCGTCAATCGCATTGGTCAGGTTGTCAAAAGCCGCACGACGTTCTGTGTTTGCAACTTCAGCAGCCGATTGAGCAGCCGATTGAGCGCCACGCCCACGTTCAGACATAGACGTAATGTTTCCAACGCCAATCGGAGAAATGTTTTCCGCCTCTCTCTGATACGCAGCCTCGCCAGCTTGAGCGCGCCTAGCGCGAACAGCAGCGGTTGTTTCGGATCTTTTTGCGACATCACTGCGCTCAAGAGCCGCCGCCAAGGCTTGTTGTCGAACATCGGCAACAGCCGCTTCTGCGGTTTTTCCGGCGTTAAGAACCTTAGCTGTGGTCTTAGCTACCGGCGTAGCAACAGTTTGCATACCCCTAGCCACAGGCGCAGCCCCGCGCTCAAGCGCGCTAGCGATCACGCGGCCTGTGGCTTGCGCCGGTGCAACAAGCTTCTCGGCCGGAACCGGAACTAGAGATTCCGCCAATGTGCCGTATTTGACATCTTCGTTGCCAGAGGATCCAGGTTTTCCGTAAGTGGGATCAAATTGTCGGCCAACAGCACGACCCATTGCATAAACCGGAGACAAGGCACCCTTAACATCAGCGCCGAATCCCATCACAGCCGCAAGCGGATTGATTGCACTAAGCGGCATGTTACGCGCCGCTTGTTGTTCTTGAGCCGCTTCAGCTTGTCTGGCCTTCATTAAACCAGAAACGTCAGATATAAACATTTGAAGCCGCGACGGCGCGGCCTTCAACTGCGTCGGATTGGCAGCGGTTGGATGCTGTTCCAAGACTTTTTGACGCACCTGCTCATCAGTAGCCCCTTCAGGACCGTTGATTGAATAGGTGTTTCCGTCTGGTGCCTTGATTTTATAAACAGGCATTATCGACCAACCTTTTCAGCTTTTCCCCACTCGCCACCGGCAGGCGCGGAATTTGATTGACCGGGGGAAGACGGCGGCGAATTAGACAGCGAAAGCGGATCTCGACCAATCAAAGCCTCCACGGCTTCTCGGTCATATCCAAGCTGAATAGCGCCTTGCGCTCGACGGGCAAGCGCGGTGGAAAGAATCTTCTGTTGTTCCGCCAAATTGGCCTTAGCCACTTTGGCATTCATTTGTGGCGTAACAGCGTATTGCCTGTACCTATCGGTTTCGTTCTTGGTCAAAGCGCCGCCATAACGGCTGTGAATTACATCCGCTTGGTAATTGGCGTAATCTTGCCACCAATTTGCCGCGTCCTTATTGAAACCGGTGATGCGATTGGCCAGAACGCCAGCGCCGCCGACGATCGGATGTCCAACAAATTCATCCTTAAAATTGCTAGTCGCGCGGTCAGCAGCGTCCAAGACTTGAGCGCGATTAACGAAATCGGTTTGTGTGGCTTGAGGCATAATCGGCCCGCGTCGATTTGCTTGCACCATTTGAGCCGTAGCCAAACGATCGGCGCTTGACTGAGCGGCAATTGCTCGACGGTCGGCGCTTGCAAGCAAAGCATTTTCTCGCTGCGCGCCTATAGTCATGCGCGCAATATCTTCACGCGACTTGCGATCAGCTTCACGCTGTTCGGCAGTTTCCTGCGCTCGCAGTTGAATTTCAGCAAGCTTGGCCGCAGCTTCTTGTTTGGCCATGCCAAACTTGGCAAGGTAGTCAATCGCGCCGCCAGGATTGTCGCTAGAGAGATAAAGCTGCATCACAGCCGGATCCGCGTCGCCAATGTCCACCGCTTTAATCGCGTTGGCCATCTTCTCTTTGGAAACATCCTTGGTCGCCTGTTCGTACAGCGGAGACGCCATCGGCTGAATGAACGGATTGTCACCCACCATCGCCTCAAGCGCCATTTGCTGACGATCGGCAGCGTTGCGATCAATCATGGCAGGACGCGGCGTCATGTCGGGAACGGCAACAGTCTTGGGTAGCACAGGCGTTGCCGAAGGTTGTACGGGCATGGCTTGCGGGTTAACAACACTCGCCGGAGCATTGCGCGTTGCGGGCGTGAAGATGGGCGCAGCGGTTTGCAGATTGGCAGGCATCGCAAGCGGAGCCTGAACTTGTTCAGCGCGCATCGGCTGCGTCGCCTGAATGTTCGGAACCTGCGAGTTCATGTTACGCAAAAACTCGACCGCTTGTTGTCGAGCTTGTTGGCTTAGACCGGCTTGTTGTTCCGCCAGCTTCTTTTGCTGATACCCAGCCACGCCACCCTGCAAAGCCTTGGCTAGCACGGCGGTCCAAGGGATCGGCGCCTGAATGCCTTTGTAGGATTGTATCTCAAGCGGAGCGTTGGCTTGCTCCTGCAAAGCTTGAGCGATCGCCTGCCTACGCTTCAGGTCGGCAAGTTGGGCGTCATATCCGGCGGTGAGGCTGACGTTAGGCATTAGTTACCTCATCAAGAACGCAGAAGTGGCCGTACCAGCCAAGTTACCCAAAGCAGCCATGTTCGCATTCCGCGCCGCCATTTGCTGCCCGTACAGGTCCATCGCCTGTTGTCCGGTAGCCTGAGCCGCGCCAAACACCGGAGCCGCACCAATCTGACCGCCGCCGCTGTATTGTTGGAATTGCGGGTTCTGAATTTGCGAACCAGACATAAGCGCGTTGATCTCGTTAAGCGGCTGCTCACGCTGCGCCAACTCAAGCTGGTACTGTTGCTGCGCCGCAGCATTTTCGGCCTGCATACGCGCGATCGCCAATTGTTCGGCGGACATGCGTTGTCCAAAGTTTTGACCAATTGCAGCGTTGGCCAGTTGTTGTGCGGCAAGCCCTTGACCGAAATTCTGGCCAAGGCCCGCATTGTAGAAGCCGCCAGTTTGCAGGGCTTGGTTGAAGCCTTGCTGGTTAGCGCCAATGTCAACATTAATGCCTTGCAGCGCGGCTTGAGTGCGAAGATCGTTCGCCTGTTGCCCCTGCAGCGTTTTAGCGACCTCGTAGGCTTGGCTACCGGGCGTCAGGCCTTGGTTGGCCAGCCGCTGTTCTAACGCGGCGTCCTGACGCGCCAGGGTCGGCTCAAGGCGCGACAGGATGGCTTGCTGTGCCGTCATGCCAGCATTGACCGGCATACGCGCTACGTTGGAGAGATCCAGATTTTGCAGGGCGCGGCCATAATCCGCAGCGTTAATGCCTTGCGCCTTATCGCCAACGTCAACCGGCTGAGCCTTGGTTTGCAATTGCGATACAGTGGATTGAAACGGCTTGCTAAGAATGTCACGCGCCGTACCAGCACCCAGCAGGCCAAGATTGGAAAGCGCCAGATCGACTTGCTGTTGCGCCTCAAGCGTCTTTTGCGCTTCAGGCGTCAGCTTTTGCGTAATGGTCGGCGTCGGCATGTCGGGATTGGTCATGTCCCAAGTGACCGTCTGAGTGCCATACGGGTTTACGATGTTTGGGTTGTTAATGGTCGCCGTCTGCAAACCTGACTTCAGGTTAGCAGCACCTTGCGCCTGTGCAGCCGCGCTGTAATCAACCGCTGGCGGTGGTGCTGGTGTTTTCTTACCCATAACGACCCTCTAAAAATCTACAGTCAACCCGCTTTAATGTGTAAAGGACTATATCACCGTTTGGCTGACAGTCACTAAGCCTAGCTTCCTCTACAAATCCCATCTTCTCGACCAACTTGCGACTTTTGTGATTGTCCGAATAGACCGGGCAAATCACCTTATTCACGCCGCAAGTTCTGTACGCATAATCAAAAATCGCAGACAGAAACTTTCTTGTAAGCCTACCCTCGACAACCATGTGCGCCATTATGGAACTGCGGTTCCAATTCTCATAAATGACGCCAGCTACAATCTTACCATCCTTAACAAGCCCCAGAGCGGTAGACCTCTCGGCATAAAAACCAGTCTCAAGACGATCCGCCGTCCAATGACCAATCTCAGCGCCGCTTTCTATACGCCAGCCCAGCCTGTCTGATACACCACATCCGTTGACGCCCATTCGATCTGTACCCGTTTGCTTGCCGTCTGCATTTGCACAGACGCGCAATAGCCAATGCCGGTAATGCCAAGCCAATTGTTCAGGATCGACACGCTATTGCCCCAAATGTCGTCATCCCAACTGGATACGTCCCATTGCCCGTACTCAAGTTCTGTAAATAGCAGCGGAGCAATGAAGTTGGTCGTGTTGAAGTCCACGTTGGTGTTAACCGCGATCGCGGGCGCGCCATCGGTAAACACGCTAGGCCGCGCGCGGGTGAAATATTTCTTAACACCGCGTGATCCAAAATAGTTGAACGCCTGCTTGGAGACTGTGGTTATGTTGTTGCCGTTGTCCGAATAGGTATCGGTATCCCAAGCCTTGCACACAACGCCATCCGCACCAAAGTACGGATCGTCGTCAAAAATCTCCCAACAGTTCGCCGCCCAGCCTGTAAAGTTGCACCAGCTTTTTGTGATAGTGTTCATCACAAATTGCTCTTGGCTGCCAGTCGCCACAGGCACATTTATCCAGACCGCATTGTTCTTTGCCGAGTAGACAATTTGCCAGCCAACAGCCGCGTGATCGCCGCCATATAGCGTCGTAGCCTCCGCGATTGCGCCCTGTATCTTGTTGGACAACGCTACGCGCGGATCCAGCCGCGAGCTTTGCAGCGCACCGGCCATAGGCAGCAAACCATCATAGGTCAGCACCAGAAGGTCGCCGCCCCACTTCAGCATACAACGCTTGCCGATCGGGCTACCAAGCTTCCAGACGCCCACCAGCGCAAAGGTATCCGCGCCGCTAGGGTCGGTGCCGCCATAGACGATAACCTCGCCTTCGCTCGTTATGAACGCAAGGTAGTCGTCAACGCCATAGCCCGCATCCAGCGTCCAAGTGCAAAGCGAGACAAGGTGGCCACCATACTTAGCCACGCCGTAAAGCGGGAACTTGGTCGCATTACCGCTAATGTCGTTGGTACCCATGTACCAAGCGTTCAACGTGTCCTTTTCCGTGAACCAAATGCGGTTCTTGAACAGTGTTATGTTGTAAAGATTGTTGGAATTGACGTTGCCAACATACAAGCCCGGGGGAGACGTGGCCACAACGGTCCAAGTGCTGCCGTCATAAATAAGGCCAGAATCCTCGCCGTTAACAGCCCAAAGGTAATTGCCGCCTGAGTTAGAGACGTTGATGTATTCCCAAATACCGTTCGTCTTACCGGTTACGACAGCCGCACCCACCGCACCCGCCGATGTGCAGTCGTACAGATTGCCGCTGGACGTAAAACCAAACAGCTTGCTGGTAGCGCCGCCAGAATAGGTCATAAGCGTCTGCACTTGCCCGCTAAGGCCAGTGGCGTGTTCGGAGTATCCACCGCGCAACGTGACATTGCTGACATTGGGGAACATGTTGGTAAGCTGGATCGCATCCAGCGGATCCATATTTGCGAACGAGTCGCGCGCATTCCAGCCGCCGACAGGCGCAGGCAAAGACTGAACCTTAGCGACATTCCGCTGAATCATGGCGCTAGGAGAGCGCATATTGCTTACCTCCCGTAGCCGCTGTCAGGGATGTTGTCGTATCCAATAAGGATGTTGCCGGGACGAGGCGCAAACGACAGATTGGCAGCAGATGTATCCTGAGCAATCGCCGTTTCAAGCTCGGTATAATAGTCACGATAAAGGGCGGTCGTATCAAAGCCCTTGGCTTGGAAATATTTCAACTTGGTCATAAGCACCATAACCCGATCGGGATAGATGCAGGTGTCAGCATCAGCCGTGAAGCTGTTCTTCGTCTCGCCAGAAGCCGAGCGCGCCCAGCCCTTGCTACGGTACTCAAAGCCAAGATACTCGTTGGTAGACAGACCAGGCCAGATTTGGAAATAATCGCCATACAGACGCCAGCGGATGCGCGGGCCGGTCGAGATGTAGCCGCTTAACAGCCATTCCCATTGTTGGGCATCTTCCGGCCCAAGCATTTCCCAATGCTTGCTCTTGTCCCATTGCGTGCGCGGGACGATCGCGTCGTAATCGTCGGGAAGGTCGTATTTGACTTTTTGAAAATAGATCGTCCCGTCAGTGACATCATTTTGCGGGTACTGCGAGGCGGTCACTTGGCTTGCCGAATCCACGCTTTCGATAAACGTGGCGTTCGGAAAGCCAGTGCCGACGATCATGTAGGTCGTATCTAGGCCAGACGTAGACGGAATGCCCGTAATGGTCCTAGACGCGGTTGAGTATGTCCCCGTCGTGGTCGTGTACTCGGTAAAGAAGCTGTGCGGCATCGTAAGGCGACGCCAATCGGCTTTACGCAGAAGTTCGTAACCGCTGGCGTTCATAAGCGCCAGGATCTGAACTACGTCCTGATTTGAATTTCCAGCAACCGTTACCGGCGTCGGAATCCCTAGCTCATTCGTGACCTGCGTCACCAATTGAAGCATCGTACTGGACATCTACACTTTCTTTCCTTGGTCGCCCAGGGCCGGGACGTTTAGGTTCAGGTTCACCCGTCGCAGCCAAAAGCTTCGCCATTTGCTGCTTAAGTTCTTCCAACTCTTTGCGCGTCTGCTCTAGCTGATTAGACGCAATCGACGAGTTGCGGGTGGCAAGATAGTTTCGCGCCTTTTCGCGCAGACCAGTGGCCCCCATGCCAACGCGCTGAAGCTGTGCATCAGACGCGGTGGCAATCTGCTCCACCGTTTGAAACTTAAGGATCAGAAGCTCGTCGCGCTGAAACTTGTTCAGCGTTTCGGGTTGCTCCTTATGCCAAGCTTCAATCGGCGTACCGATCGCCTCAGTTTCTTCATTCCGCGTAGCAAAATACAGCCATTGGCGAGGGAATCGACGCTTGTGATATTCCTGAACCGGCGCTTCGATGATGTTCGTCTTGTCGCCAGGGGTCATAATGCGGACGAATGGTTTTCCTTTGTAAGGCTCTTTTTCGTACTCATAAAATTCCACATGCAGTTTGGAATCTGCATCAGCAATATCGCTATCAAGAGGCATGGGTGGTCCCTTATTAGGCGGTAGTGATTGAGGCCCAGGTGGTCGCGCTAGTGGCAAAGAGAAGCATGGTTTTGGCAGTCGCCAGCGTAACCGACGAGGCCGCAGCATTCACGGTCGAACCGCTAGGGGGGTAAACGGTGATGGTTTGGCCGCTGTCATTACGAATGCCGACAACAGCGCCAACTTCGGTCGGGGGCAGCTTAACGCCCGTCGAGGCCGAGGAAGTCGTAATAGCATTCCAGACCGCCGAAAGCTGAAGCGCATCAGCCGAGGTGGTGCCGGTGGCGACAAGGCCAGTAGCCCCATCACCGCAGATCGAAAGAGTCGAGAGCGGGGCATTGCCCGATCCAAGAACGCGAGAGGGGATAGCCATTTTTTACCTCATAGAGAAGGGCAGCTTATGCTGCTGGCATAGTATATAGAGTTTTAGGCTTCGGCAATTGCCAGAGAAGCACGCCTCATTTCATCCATAACAGTCATAATCAAACCGTCTCCATCGACGGTGATAACGCAACCAAGGTCTAGCAGATTGTTGCAGACTTCTGGAAACAATTCAGCCTGACGCGCCATCGTTAGCGAACTGGTAAAAACTTTGCCGCCGAGCGTCACTTTGCAAAGCGGATCTCGGTCATTCATCGGCTGACTGTAGGCATGTCCCATTGCGCTGCGATGCGAGGAATCATAGCCATACAGATGCAGGTACCTAAAGCCTAGCGCGTAGGCGAGGCACATAGTCGAAAGCCCAACGGTCGTGCCGCCGCCCACCAGCACATATTCGTCGTTATGCTCAGGAAGGTTTTCTTCGATGCCCTCGATCGCGGGGTGCCACACCAGCGGATCAGGAACCATGTCAAAAACATCTGAGTGGCATTGCGAGGAAATCAGGTAATCCCTCGCCAAGCCCAACAAAGACACGTTTTCGGGTCGAGCATCCAAGACGACTTGATACTCAGGGATTATGCCGTTGCGGTTAAGAAACTTAGCCGCGCCGTTCAGGGCAAAGATGGTTTGGCCCAGATTGTGCCGCTTAATGATGCTTGGCAGTTGCTCAAGGATCGACGGTCCACCGCCGACAATGACGGCATGTCCGTCATGTGGGGGAACCTCTTTTACCCAACGCCTGTAGTTTTTAGAGTTTTCGCGCACATGGGCGAAAAGTTCCTCGTCGTCGGTATTGCAGAGGATTTCAATGTCCATGAGATTATGGGGGCTGGTTGCCCAGCCCCCACTTTCCTTACGAAGTGCGGCCTTGGAGATGGGGCCGGTTCAGCACGACGGTAACGGTCGCGGTGGCAGAAGCCACCGTAGCCGCGTTGGCCGAGCGAGCGCCAAGGATTTCCTTACCCGAGGCGGAAGCGCCAACCTTACCCGTCGAAGTGACGCCAATGGCGACAGTCGGGTTAAGCTTAACGCCAGTGGTGCGAGCAGCCACAGCGGTACCAGCAATCTGATACCAGCTATAGGTCGAAGCCGACGTATTCGCCGCCATCGACACGGCCACCGGACGAGCTTGGTTCGCGGTGGTAGCGCAGAGCGTGGTCGCATAGGTGGTGCCATCCCAGGTAACGAGCGATCCAACAGCGGTCGAAGCGACACCCTTGAGCAGGATGAATTCGCCCTCGCCGTAGGTCGGATCGAACGCCCGGACGATCATGCCAAGCTTATTCGGGAGAGTCGGCACAACGGTAGAACCGTCAGCCATCGTGGTTCCCGAATCGACTTGGTTGATCTGGAGCAGCCCAAGCTTCGGTTCGTCAAAAGTGTAAGCCATGTGAGTTTGCTCCTTAAGGGATCACGCAATCAAAACGCCCTGGAACTGAGAGCCAGAGCAGGTCAGATTGCCCGCCCAGCCGATCAGTTTCACAATGGCGTCTTGGTTGACAGCTTGACGATCGCCGCCGATCGGCACAAAGTTCCGATCAACGTGCGGACGGAAATGCAGGTACTTGGTGTTCAGGAACCACATGTGGTTCGCCGTCGCATCAGCACCGATACCACCGTCAAGCACAACGTCAGAGGCCATGCCCGCGCCGTAATACTTCAGCGAGGCAAAACCAGCGCCAGCCATCGTCGAACCGGAGTCCGAGATACGCTGAATGGCTTGCAGCGACTGAAGGTACAGACGGTAATAATTGTTGTCCGCAACGATCAAATCCGGCTTGTCGGTGCCACGGATCAGTTGGACGGCCACAGCATCCATATATTGTTGGATGTTGGAAGCAGTCACCGCCGAGCCACCATTGGTGACGCCCGAATAGGCCACCGATTGCCAGAAGGTGAAGGTTGCGCGGTTAATGCCACCATAAGTGCCGCTGGTCGGCGCATCGGGAACAGCCGCCGCAAGGCCGGTGATGTTCTTGCCCGAGTTGCCCGTGCCATCCAGATAGATGTCACCAGCGATACGGTTAGCCAGTTGCGCTTCCGCGACGGCCATACGGCCATCCAGAAGGTCAATGATGGCTTCCTTGCCCGAGTTCTGGATCATTTCCAGGCCCGAGATCGTAACCGCCGAGGCGTATTGGGTGATGGAGAACTGCGCCGCCGAGATGGGCGAATTCTGCGACACGTTCAGCACTTCATAGCCGCTATAGCTATTGGTGTTGTTCGTGGTCGAATCGTTGTACATGATTTCTTGCAAAATCACGTTACCGCCAGAAAACGTCTTGACGTTCCCACGATCTTTCAGGCGGCGAAGCAGCGCGTTGTTGTTCGTAACGTTATCGGCCAGTTCACCAGTACGGCTTTGGATATTAGTCGCAATGATGTCACTGATCGAGCTATTGGCAAAAGCCATTTTAATGCTCCATTATCAGAGGTTTCATCAAAAGCGCTCTGCCACTTCGTCAAGTTGACTAAGCAGCATTGAACGCCTGTCTTGCGCTTTGGTAGCCGTCTGAGCGCCGGGTGTGGAGCTTTTAATGCCTACCGCTGCCGCCTTGGCAGCTTTGGCAGCCTGATTAGCTGCCGCCCTCTTTGCGGCTTCAGCTTGAGCTTGTTGGCTTTGCTGAACACGTTCAAAAAGAGAGTCGTCAAGGCGTAACGCTTTATTATAAGCGTCTTCTAGCGTCGTGGATACACCGCTATTAAGCAACTGTATCATAAACGGACGCGCTTCTTCAAAAAACTCAGCCTTTTTGGAGAAGCTTTCAACTTCAGCAGAGAGCGCGGCTTGTTGCGCTTCTTCTTGCTGTTTCTTCCATCCTACAACTTCACTGCGAACATTATTCAGTTCGTTTTGAAGCTGAAAGACCATCGGATCGACAGGGCCTGCTTGTGGCGTATACTCCCCGTCGTTCAGATTAATGCCATATGCCGAGGCCAATTGCCCCAGATAGGCTCTCTTTTGGTCCGCAGGCAGGGTGCGTAGCTTGTAATCCGCATCCATCAGCCCTTGGACGGCTTGAGGAACACCGATCCCCAAGCCCTGAATGATTGGCATATAAGGTTCAGCGACCTTTTGTATCTCATCCGCGAACTTTGCTTTCGGGATAAGCGGCTCAATACCAGCGCGCATTTCTTCTTCGCGCTGATATGCGTATTGTTTAAGCTTTGGATCCGCCGTCGCCCAAACTTCGTGATAATCGCGCTTCCAGCTAGACGGCGGGCGCTCCCATACCGGCTTTTCTTCCGGTTCCTCTTGCGGCTCATCTTGCGCCGCTTGAGCAGGCTCTACAGGCGCTTCTTCCTGTTTGTTTTCGCCCGACTCACTAAACGCTTGCTCCAGAAGTTCACGACGATCCGGCTTATCTTCTTCGATAGGCTGGTTTGACTCTTGGGTGTCCATAGTCATTCCTTAACGGCCCTTGAGAGCTTTTTTAATGATCTTGTTAGCTTGACGATCACTCATATCAGCTAGTTGTTGATGCAAAACCTGCCTACGGTCAACCTTCTTCGGCACAATAGGCTTGGTTTCCATCTTTTCGTTGCCGATTTCGACGCAATTATGCCTACGCAAAAGTTCGCGGTGTTCCGATCGGCTGCTAATCATCCGACCATCAATCATGTTCTTGTAAGGCTCAATGTCACGAATGACCATTGGCTTTGCTAAGTCGGATGCGTTTGGCGGCTTGTAGTCTTCTCTCAGCCAAACAAGTTCTTCGTCTTCGTATTCGGCAAGCATTCCATTGCCGTCAAAAACAGCCCTGTACCTTCCCATTTTCGCCTACTGTTGCGTCTCTATAGCAATCGCCTTCCCGTCCGGCCCGCGCACAATGCGCTTGGGCGCGGCAATCATCTGCATGGCATTCCTCATGTGCTGCATGGATTCACCGTGCATCATGGCCATGTTGTTTGCCGTGTCAGAAATGCGGTCTAGAGCCTCGCGCACGCCATTGCCTAGTTCGGAGGTGATTTGCTCCACGGCGGCGTTTTGAGCCTCTAGGATCGGAATATCAGCGCCAGGATTGGCCGAAATCCGCGCAACCATGATCTTGGTGGCCGCGTCGAGTTCTTCCTTCCAACGCTCTAGCTGGTCGTTAGCCGCAAGCTCTTGCATTTTAAGTTGCGCTTCATGGTCCATGCGCTGACGCTCTAGGTCGGCCTGCATCTGGATCTTGGCTTGCTCAATCTGCATGTCGGCCTGCATACGCGCTTGGTCGCTGGCCTGCTTGGCTTGCAGTTCAATTTGCGCGGCTTGCTGTTCAGCCTGAATCTTCTGCATCTCAGGATTCGGCTGCGGGTTTTGCGCCGCTTGTTGCGCTTTAAGCGTCAATTGTTGTAGTGCAGTATCAATCACGCCTTCGATCGGGCGAGCCTGCTTAAATCCAGCAACGCCAAACTTAATAAGCGCCATGAGCATCGGCACCAGTTCTGGCGTTGATTGCCCGACGGGCAGCGCCTCGCGCATGAAGTTGGCCAGCGAGTTCAGGAACTCAACGCGCTCTTGCTTAATTTGCTGTTCATCAAGCTGAACAAGGCTGTCCGACGCCACCTCGACGCGGAACGAGCGCAGCGGGTTGTTAGTTAACAGTTGCAAGGCTTGCGGGATGAGTTGCTGATCTTCCGGGCTAAGTTGGTCAGCCGCCGCGTAGGCTAGGATGGTTTGCGGCTGGAATTTTGAGCAGACGATCTGCGCTTTGATACGCAGCAATTCGCTGGCAAACAGCGCGACGCTTTCTTGCATCGATCGCAGTCGCAGACCTGCGTACTGGCCTTTGATTTGCTGTGCCGTTGCCGTTTCAGACGCTTGAGTGTTGCCACGAATGATGTCGGCAATGCCCGTAATTTCAAAAATCTGGCCCTTAATGTTGGCTTGAGCCTGATAGCATTGCAGCAGAGTGTTAGCGATAACGTCCATCGGCAGCAGGTCAATGCTGCCCTTCAGACCGCCTTTTTCGCTAAACGCAGCCCACTTATCGACCGGCACAAGCGTGTTATTGTCGCCTTCGGTGAGCAGGCGTTGCAAGGCCGGTTGACTGGCGTCATAAACGCCGCGCACGCGCAGCGCCTTGACCAGACCGTCAATGCGATCGGTCAGGATGTCGAGTTCGTTCGCCTGGTCTTGATACAGCACAAAATCAGGAATCGGGATCAAATTGTCGCTGGTCGTGGTGGCGTACAGCGGTTTGGCGCAAGGGAAAAAGCCATCCAAGCCCAGCGGATCGTCGCGCTCATCTAGCAGTTCGGGATAGGATTCGTGGAACCAATAAACCCGACCGCTTTCCTTATCCCAAAGCTCGCAGATTTTGGCCTTATCATTGGTGCGGTTGCCTTGGCCGTACTTGGTCAGGCCGTCCGGGGATTCATTGGTCGGGATCTTGCGCGCCAGTTCCTCGCCAAAACGCTCCTTTAGGGCTTCTTTGGAGAGGTAGGCCCAGCGCCAAACGCATGTAACTTCTTCCCATGTTCTTGCAGGCGAGTGGCCAAAATCCCGCCAATGGACGTAATCAACGGGGGCGCATTCGTATTCGATTTCTTCAGGCGCTCCCTCCGTGCCTCCAAGGGGGTTAGCCGGGTCGAACGCAGCGCCGTATTCATTACCTTCATTTTCAACATCTTCGGTAATCTGATACCCGTCTTCGGGAACGTCCTGCTTCTTGATATGCGGGTCGTATCGCACCCAAGCCACGCCGCGACCGCCAAGAAAGCGATCCTCAACGGCGTTTTTCATGGCCGCGCGATAGTCGGGGTAATGCTCAATCTCGTAGTCAAGCGTGCGTTCAAGCAGCATAGCCGCCACGCGCCCGATCGCATCATTATCGCTAAAGCGGCGCGCAACGCTGGCCTTGGGCAGCTTGCTAAACACCGCCGGGACCAAAGTCTGAACGTTGGACCACAGGATGTTAAACCGCGCCGATTCGTAGCCCGTCGTGCCGTTGTTACGAACGTCATCACGGTAGCGGCGGATGATCTTCGTTACCCGCGCATCCCACTTCTTGAATTCATTGTCGTAGGAATGGACGACGCCAAGCCATTTTCCGACTGCGGGGCTATAGTTTGGTTCAGCCATTATTTTTCATGCTCCGCAGACCAACCTTGAGCGTGTCCGCCTTCGTGACAAATAAGATCCCCGTATGCGCCCCAATTACCGATACAGGGTGACGGCGCGATGATGGTGTTGGTTTGGGGAATGTAGCAACTTACAATGTAACCATTTGTTACAGGCGTGATACCGTTGGCTTTGCAAACCTGTCCGACAGATTCAATCGAAGACAGCACCAGCAAATTGACTGCCATAGGACCTTCAAAGCGAACCGGCGGCTTTTCGTAAAACATGGCCGGTCGCGCGACGACAAGCGTCACGGTCGCAAGCGCCAATGCTACAGGGAGCCAAAGGAGTTTCACGGCTCGGTAGCCTCCGGTTCAGGC